AATCAATGACCCTTCAGTCATATTTTTATCATATACATCCTCTTTTTGACCTAGGACATAGTGCTTATAAAAAGCAGCAGGACTGAAAGCTAACTTGCTTAATCCTGAATAAGACATTAAAAAATGTTTGTCAAAAAACTCTTGTTCCTTCTGAATACGTTCAGAAAGAGGAATGTTAGCTACAAATTTTCCCATAAACTTTAGTTACAATTTTCTATGTCTGAAGGAAAGTACTTACCTAAAATGTTACCATTATAGCTATTGCTAGTTAACACATCATTTTTAAACTGATGTGCAATCTCACAGTAACCAAGATACTTTTTAGAACAGCATACCTCCAGTATTTCACGCTGATAAAACTTATCACCAGCAATTGATCGCTCTTCATTGAGCTCTACACAAGATCCATAGTAGGATTTCCAATTAGATTCTTTTACAACACGTTTGAAAGTCTTTCTAGTCTTTGTTTGTGTCTTTTCTCTGTTGGATATTTTGGTCTTGCGTTCACTGTACAAATTCTTTTTTCCAATATAGAATCTTCCAGTAACTGTGTTGGTTATTCTGTATACAAAACCAACAGCTTCTTCATGGTTTGGGAGATCTTCAATGCATAGGATCTCCTTACCCAAACCACCATGTGGTTTGTAAATCCAGTTGTTCATAAATTTTGATGTTTGTACAAACTTATGGATTTTTTTTGACATATTTTTCAATTGCTCTTTGAAGTTTAGGATAGAAATCATAGAGTGCAACTTCCTTACCATGATGCTTAATGATATCACTGATATCTTTTTCTCTTGGTAAATAAATGAAGGGCAAATCATATGTTTCTTCATAATATTTCATGGACGCAATACCTGCTGTATCACTATCCATACACACAATTACATGTGCATAAAGCAGTTTGAAATGATCTATATCCTCTCTCTTTAGTTTTGCAGTCTCACTTGAAGGTGCAACACAATCAACAGTTAATCCTAAACTTTTTATACTCATTAAATCTTTCAGAGATGAGGTTATGATTAATGTATCATGACCTTCTAATTGATCTTCACCCTGGAGGTAACTATCAAATGTGAAAAATTTAGAGTTCTTGTTTTTAGGATTATAAATCTTATAGATGTTATCGCCAGTAAAATAAGCGTAAGTCAATTCGCTTGAGTAGTCAAAAGATTTAATGACCTGACCTGTCTCTGTGTCAATCTGAGCTGCTGTATAACCTGCAATAGGAAAGACTCTATACTTTTCTAGCATACTACTTCCTATATTATACTTTAACCAGAACTCTGCATCATTTGTATTCCAAGCTCTTATGATGTAATCCTTTACAGTCCACTTGTAATTAGTAACTTCTATCTTTGGTTCTTCGTAAACTCCTGTCTCACAAAATCTATAATAATCCTCTTGTATTTTATTACAAGCATCCTCATGAGATATGTTAAACATTTCTTTTACAAAGCTGACAGCATTACCAAACTTGCCAGTTGAATGGCATTTAAACATGTAGCATTGAAAGTATTTATCATAGTAAATGAACATAGATGGCGTCTTGTCAGTAGGATTGAATATACTTTTAATCCTTATGCTTTTGCCATTTAAGTCTGAAGACAAGTTCAAATAATACCTGAAAATCCAAGACACAGGAATGTCATCAATCCCTCCTTTAAATTTTCTACTTGCAAACATTTCACAAATCTATAAAAAGAAAAGGGGTAAACAAAATGCCTACCCCTATCCTATCGTTTAATTAAATCCTATCCAAATGGTAAATCTAAATCACTTGAAGATTCTCCTGGTTTTGGAAAATCATCCATGATTGTAGACTCAGCAGATGTAGCTTTTGGTTCAAAAGAATCTACTGTTTCAGCAGGAGCTACTTCCTTCTCTTTTGCTTTAACAATATGAGTTTCAGCATTGAACTCAATAAAGTTATGAGGTTTTCTGTCATCATTTTCTAATGCAGAGAATGGAAATAGATTCTTGCGAGGCTGCGCTTTAGGGAAGAACAATCTGTAATTAGGATTTGTATATCCTTCATTAAAGTACTCAGAACCACCAATAGTAAAGTGACCCCACAACTCTGGATCAATTAAGAACTTGCGTACTTCCATTACATAATCTTCAATGGTATCAGCTTCTACGCCTTTCTCATTCATTTTGGCAAGTACACCCATTTGTTTTGCAAGGTTGTTAACCCAGTTGTAGATTTGGTTATCTCTTTGGATAACTTTTCCTTCATAAGTATATGTACTAAAAGGCCATTCTCCTGATTTGATGCTACCAATTTGACCTCTGTACTTACCAAGTGCAGGATTGTTTTTGTCAACAGCGATACCTTCAAAGTCATCACCACGATCTACACCTTCTAACTTAACATTTACAAAATACGCTTCTTTATTGTATGGTGGTGCGTCCAATGTAAGGTCTACTACTCTACAGTAGTGAGTACCTGGTGTTAAGATTTTTGGAGTTCCACTACCTGCTGTTTCTTTAAAATTGCTTGATTTAAACATAGCTCTACTTTTTAAAAATTAATCAATATAAACTTTATTCCAGTGTGTAATAATGCCTTTGCCATCTTCTGCTGGTTCAGAGATAACAATTTCTTGGTTTCTTAAGTGCTCAGGTCTTGCACCACAAGCGATTTCGTCAGTTGTCATGAAGCTTAATACATTCTTCTTGCCCTTTCTATAGATGTATCCAATAGCATCAGAATTAGAAGTGGTAATGCGTTTAAGCTTACCAGTCAAATCCAAATCCAATGAGTTGAACTCTGCGCCATTCTTCTCAAGAAGAGTGTCTTTAATGTGACCTACAAAGATGACATGAGGTGCCAATGTCTTCACATAGTTAAGAACTTTCTCAAAAGCTTGGCGTAGCCATGGATAACCTGCACCATTTGGCATATTCAAGATAGTGCCATATTGTGCTTTGTGTTTTGTAAACCATTCTTTACCCATTAAGCTTTTAGAATACAACTCTTCTGCATAAGGAACACAGATAGTTTCCAATGCTGTAATTGTATCTAAAGCAATGTATTTGTATGGTTTACCTGCATCAATGATCATGTTACCAATAGTAACAATATCAGCTACAGATTTTGCCTTTAGTTTTAAGGCATCAACATAATCACTACCATCTTCCAAGTCAATGATGAGACAGTTGTCAAGAGTTGATAACAACGTAGTTTTACCTACTTTAGGTTTACTGAAAATTACAAGATTCTTAGGACTCTTTGCTTCAGCTTTCACTTTTGCCATAGGGAGAACAAACCCTCCTGGTGCTTTTACTTCATCTTTTGCTGCCATGCTAATCCTTCTTTAATTAAATCATTTAACCATTTTTTGTTTGAGAGTGGTACATTGTTTTCAATGCAATAGTGATCACGTAGAGTCATTGCACTCATATGTGTATCTTCTTTCTCAGAAAACATTCCTGTAAACTCTTCTTCTTTTTCTTCCTCCATCATAAATGGAGTTTTTTCTATAACCTCTGCATATGCAGCTGTAACTGGCGTACTATTTACAAGTTCCAAGTCAGAAAGCTTTACAGCATAAGTAATTGTTTCAGGAGATGTCTCTACTTCAACATACTTATTGTGATTCAACTTCCAGTTAGGATTGTTTGTAAGCCTGTACAGCTTTCTATTTGCGCGATCATAGTGTTCTTGATCCCAGTCAAAGCATTCTACATAGAAATCTTGACCACATGATAACTCACTAGGCCAAAATCTAACACATGGATGACGCTCTTCTCCAAATTCTTTACCATTGTAACAGAGTTTTGCACCAAACTTTGGACTGGAGATGCCCATGTTGGTAAAAAGAGTTTGCCAAAAGGGACTATACTTTGCAGTAAGCTCTTTGACATTCATGTTCTTTTTTGGCTCTGAGGTACCTTTAAAATTACTCATCTGTAAAATTTTAATTAATACTACGTGCTTTTAAAAGCTTCCTTCACAGGTTCATCTGCTTCAACAACAGACATTGTTGCGTAATCTGCCTTATACCATTGAATACTTGTCCCTCCAAACCTGTTTTTGAGAACATGCATCGCCAGTAAAAATTTGTCACCTGGACCAATGACATACTTCTGAGGCCCATACCTATTTATATTATACTTGGCTGGCCTATTGTATGCTACCATTACGTCTGCGCATTGTAAGAGATAGTCGCTTCCAAAGACATCTGCCTCTGTTGGAAAATTCTCCAACTTACCTGGCTTTTGTCTTTCAGCATTGTCAATTTCTCTATTTAACTGAGTAAGAATAATAAATGTAACAGGTAATTTATTCTTCAACTCAGTCAGCATTGTGGCAAGATTTTGCAATGTTAACTGCTTGTTGTTTTCAGATGCATTCTGACGTACCAATAGTGTGTGATCTAATGTCACAACCATTGGCTTTTTAAATTCAGCATAGAAGGATTTTATTGCGTCAGCCATTTGTACAACTGTCATTGATCTATCAATAACGTACTCTTGGCGTCCCTTTTGACCACTTACATATGCTGAAAGTTTTTGATGATCCACTTTAGATAATGGAGGCATTCCATCATCCTCTGCAGATTGTAAATACCTAATGTCTAAATTATTAGAAGCTGATAACTCTCTGACACCCATGTTTCTTCCAAGCATTTCAAACTGGAAGTGTAGTATCATAAAGTCTTGATCTTTGTTCATCTCTTGTAAGGAACGCGTCAAAGATGCAGCTACTAATGTTTTACCAACACCAGGGCGTGCTGCTAATACATACAAAGATTGCCATTCTACTCCATTGAGACCAATAGAGTTGAAAGCTTCCCATGATGTTTTAAGAGACTTGATTTCTTTTCTGGCGCGCTTTTCTATATACTGCAAACTTTCCTCAAGAATGTCACTGTATTTGCGCCAGGGTTTTGCAGAAGAACTAGCTCCTGCAGTCTCTGGTGGTTTGAACATAAAATTAAATTTTTGATAAACAAATATACAAAAAAACAGCGTACATTAGAACTACTACCACAAGATTTTTGTGTAATCATTATCCTCTAACTTCTCATTGATCTTGTTAAAGATATCATTACAATCCCATTGTTTTTCCTTTGCATATGCAGCAGATGCTGGGTGACTTGCTCTAAGAATTACCTGACTATCATCAAGTAAATCTTCTAATTCTTGCGCTTTTTTGCCAAAAAATGCCCAGATAATAGGTTTTTGAGCGATTAAGGATCTAGAATTTAACATATCAATAAGATATTTGATAAATGGATCCCACAATGCAAAGTGCTTACCTATCTTTCCAACCTCTGTAGTCAATGAGGTATTCAACATTAAGATGCCTTGTCTACTCCATTCAACAAGGTCAGCAGTTAACTCTTTAGGGTCAACGCTATTATCGTATACTGTTCTTGCAATTGCACCATGTATATAGCGCAGTGATGCTTCTTTCTTGCCAGTGTTGCCACAGCTAAATGCAATGCCATCTGCTACTCCAAGTTGTGGATAAGGGTCTTGCCCTACAACAACTACTTTAAGTTTATCAATTGGACATTCCATAAATGCTCTGAAGACTAATCTAAGTGGTGGCGTAAAACGCACATCTTCACTTACCATGTTTTCCAGAGCTTTAATAATGTTTACAAAGTCTTCAGAAAACAAAAAACCTTTTAGCAAATCATGCCATCCAGTATTTGAGTCTTTCAACATTTTGTACATCTTTTCTGCATATGCATTAGCATCAGGATGTTGTGTTGTATTTTCCATAAGTTTTAATATCTTTGAATAAAATAATCAATATGTCAGATGAAATTGTAAAATCATATCTTCCATCAGGACCTGATGAGCAAACCATTGATGTGATCAAAGAAGATGCTATTGTATCTATAAAAATGAGTACAGGTTTTTACAAGCGTGTGCAGCAGGTTATTGGATTTATCATGGATGGTAAAAAAGTTCCAGATATTCAAGATGCTCACAGAGCTATTGCTGAACGCAGAGTAAGTGAACCATGGGTATATCACTATGAAACAATGCTAATTCTTTGTAGAGAGTTTGAAAAAGAGGCTCAAGAAGGAGGATTTGTTGAACAAATGACCATTGCTGAAGCACGCCAAGCTATGGAAGAAGCTGAAAAGCGTACAGAAGAATAGTTAGTACAAGTAAATTCCTAGGTCATGGCCTAGCTCTATACAAACTTCTATTGCTTTTGACATCTCTTGTTTAGTACAATCTGCAAAACTCTTAAATGGTGATGATGTAGAACCAATTGTAGCAGGGTCATATAGCCCTGCTCTTTCTTTTACAATAAGTTTGATTTCATCATTTGTATGACCAGTAGAGTTTGCAATCTCTCTTATCAATGCATGTGCTTTAGCAAGTTGACCTGCTGTTTTATTGTCACTATCTTCAAGAACAGTAAGATATGCTTCTATCTCTTGTCCTTTCTTGGCACCCATGTTAAATAACTTGAGTTTCCCTGCATCTTCTGGAGAAGCAGGGATAATCTCAGTGCCATTAATTATAACTTTGATGGTTATGTTATGCATATAGCTTAAGTTTATGCGTGAATCATAGGTTCTGTGTAAACAATTTTCTCAGAATCTATATCTTTTAAAGCTTCAGATACCCAGTCCATATCAACAGTATCTTTATACGCCAAGATATGAATGGTAGCTTTGTCTTTAGGATTTAACCTGAGCAAACGTCCAATACGCTGACTACTTTGACGCTCATTACTATAAGAGTGTAAGATGATACCTACTTTTAAGTTAGGTATGTTTACACCCTCATTAAGTTGTTGTACACAACTTAGCTTTGTAATTGCGCCATTCTTGAAGTTGTCAAGATTACCAGCACTATCAGGGTTCTTACTATGATAACTGTCAGCACACACCCAGTCTGCTTGTTCTGTTGTATTACAAAATACAATGCACTTCTCATCAATCATATCTAACAATTGCTTTGCATATCTTTCTTTTGTAGGAAAAGACATTAAAGCTTTCATTCTCAAGATGCGCTTCATTTGCAAATCTTTAGGAGATAACATTCTTGATAGTTGATCAGACCAATACGCATATGCTTTCTGCTCACTATTCATAAAGAATGTACCATCTTTTTTCTTTACACGTAATGTGCGCTCATGACTTAATGGTAATACATGAACTACAATCTTGTAATCATTTAAGATTTCATCATCTACAGCTGTATCAGTGATGTAAGTGTACTGAATTGGACAGTATTGATTTACCATACGTCCTTTCTCATACGCCTTGTTTCTAGGTGGTGTACCTGTAAGACCAAGTATTTTACCTGGAAACGTGGCCAACCAGTAATCATGAGTAAACTTTAAACTATGACACTCATCTAATATAATAGCGTCATAGTCTTGATCAGCTTTTATCAGTGATCTGTATGTTGTAAATTCTAAATGTGGTATTAAATGAGTCAAGCCATGTTTTACACATTCATCTTTCCAACTGTCATAGATACTTACCTTAGGTGCTACAATTAAATACTTCTTGAACATACATGTGTGATGAATGCTATCAAGAAACTTTAATCCTATTAGTGTTTTACCAACACCCATGGATATACCTAAACCAGATTTACGCTTCCCCTTTATTGCCTTTAAAGCTTCTTCTTGGATTGTTTCGCGGTTTTTCATATTTGTTATATCTCTCTGGTACTACTTTATACATTTGAGTTTCACCATTTTCAGATACTTTGTTTCCTTTTTCTTGAAGCATCTTTACTTTGTCCACCCAATAGATATTTAATAGTATTCTGTTAAAAAATCTAACTATTGCATTTGGTTTTTTAGCTGACCATAACAATAATCCTTTTTCGTTTCTTGCATCCTGCTTGGAGTGTGCTCCTATGATGAAATAGCCAATAAATTTTTTCATGTTTCACTAATGTTTTGTATGTGATAAGTTCATTTCTCTTGCCTCTTTTGGGTGTGTTTCTACCCATTGATGGCAAGCTAAGCATAAAGGTATCCAAGTTTTCTTATCTAGATAATATAAACCTCTACCTCTGGTATGATGCACTGTAAGATTTTCTTTAAATTGTCCCATGCATCCAGGCAATTTTGCTCTACATGTAGAGTTCTCAGGTAAGTTTAAAAACTCCTTTCGCATCTTGCTGTATAACACATCAAGAATGTCTTTTTTGTCAGATTTAGGTTTGATTGGCTTTTTGGAAGATGGAAGTTTAGTTACTTCTTTTGAATACCAGCAGTCTTTGCAGTATTTGTTTCCTTCAAAATTCTTCCAGATGACTTTTTCTGTGTTGCAACCTGCACACATTTTTAACTTTACTTGCATTTAACTATGTTTTGCAAGTCTTTTAGATCTCTATGTTGTCAATGTCAATGAAATCACTGTCAGTTAGTTTTTCTATTTCAGATATGTCTGTAAGATCAGGCTCATGCTCTTGAATATAATAATCATCATTGTCGCGTGATGCTTTGTGTGGACCATAATACAATACGCTTATTGCAAATGGGTCATTCACTTCTTCACCCCATGTTGATGCTTCTATTTCTTTCAACAATCTGTTCCATTCTGTATCAGACATCTCTGTATACTGCTCTACTGTCAGCTCAATACATTTACCATTTGGTAATTGGTATAACATATTAGCAAACTTTAAAGAACTAATTTAAAAAAACTTCTGAAAAAGACTTTTACCAAAGATAATAAAATAAAAAATATTCAGCACTATATGGCTAATCAAAGTTTGCCTGCTTGTAAAAGTTTTGAATAAAATCCTCTAATTCCATTTTTACATCATCAACTCCTGAACCATAACTACTTATGCTAATAGTTTGGTTGGTTGTATCTATGCTGATTAAAAGATTTACATCAACATACAATTGTGTGCCAATACCATAACCAAATTCACTATTCCATTGGTCTTTTGGTATGATGCCACACACAATCATTCTTGTCAAATAATCAGGATCATCCCATCTCTTTCTTCTTGAAAGAACTTCATGAACTTCTGCTACCAATTTAGCTGCTGAGGTATGTGTATAGATATATACTCTACCATATGGACTTATTACTTCAATTTGCCCACTTGTGTGATTTACTTGTTCCATGGTGATTTAAATATAAAAAGACATATTTGTAACCATGTTATATGCAATGTGATTCTGTACTTGTATGGAAATATCATAGGCATTTTCTGCACAGTTATTCCTGCGCCAAATTGTCTATCATATATCTCAAATGACATCTTCATTTTCCAGTACTTCCAAAACCTCCAGCGCCACGTTCAGTGCTTGATAACTCATCAACTTCAGTGACTTGCACAAATGGTAATTCTACAATTACTAATTGACCAACTCTATCGCCAATGTCATATACATCACCTTCTTCAAGGTATCTGAATTTAAGCATGACTGGTCCTCTGTAACCTGAGTCAATAACACCAACACAGTTTGCTAAACTCAATGTTGTCTTACTTACAGAACTTCTGGGAAACAATAATCCAACAAAGCCATTTGGAATCTCCATGGCTAATCCTGTATCATAAGTGACCATTGTATTGTTTTCATTCCACGTTTCGCTTACTGCTACTAAGTCCATTCCTGCATCACCTTCTTTTGCATATTGTGGGATCACTGCATCTGGGTGAAGTTTCTTGATTTTTACATTTATATTACTTCGCATATAACAAAGATAAAAAAATTTACAAATTTTAAATCAATCTATACAAATACTGATATCTTTGTATGACTTTGATTTCTCGTTGTTCATAGTGAAATTAAATTTTTGATGGTTAATAGCAAGAAAGGGGGCCTCAACCCCCTTTTTTGTTACCTACTAGTCAAAGATATAACTCACAGTATTAGTAAAAGGATTAAACTCCATTTGATTAGTCTTATAGTAAGTTCCTTTCTCTAATACAATTTTGTCATGTTCATCATGTGTAATTACTGCTGTACTTTCAACAGTAAATTTTATGATTTGTCCATCTTCTGAGATGTTTGCAACTTCAATATTCTTATCTGAAGTCATAATGTGCTTTTCAGGATCACCACCTGGTGTTAACTGTATCATGTTGCTGCTACTAATAAATTAATGTACTCTTCTTTTGTCAAACCTGGTCTTCTGCTATTTACAATTGGGCGACTTGCTTCAGATGCTTTTGCAACAATCACATCACCTTGTCTGTAAATACATTCAGGATTTGTTATTGGTAATTGTACTGTCCAAGCAATTGCTGCAAGCGCATCACCTGTTTCACCTATGTTGCGAGGGACATATATCCAATACTCACGCCCTGTTGTTGAACACCAACAACGTACTGCGTAAATATCAGCATTAGCTCTACGCCATTCCATTGGTTCATCAGGAAACAACTTGTCACCTTTAATTTTATAGAGCATATACTTGTCATTGATTTGATACTTGAATGGTTTGTTTTTCTCATCCCATCTTGTACCATGCTTGACAAGAGTTTTCTCATGAATAAGTTCAGGTTCTAACTTTGCAAACAATTCTTCAACACCAATTGCTTTAAACAGCAACCTTCTAACTTCCAAGTTAGTTTCAGAAAATGCTTCATTTACAGTAGCAGGAACTGTTTCGTCCCATTTAGCTTTTACATCTGCAGCAAATTGCACTACCTCAGGATGAGGCTTTTTAGGTGCAATCACATCATTGTAAAAATTGTCATACTCTTTGTATTGAGTTTTCCATACTTTCATTCCTACCTCTTCTGACATAGAAATGTTTTCTATTCTATACTGTCTCATACTTCTGTGTCTCTTAACATTTCAAGTAAATCAGTTAATGAAATTGATACAGCTGTGTCAGTATCATTTTGAGTGATGTACTCTAACTCCTGTATTTTAAATACATAGTTGTCTGGATCAGTTGCAGATGCTTCTTCAATTTCTTGTTCATCATATCTAACAGTCTGATATCCAGATCTTTCAACACTTGGAAGTTCTTCATCAAAAGCTTTTTCAATCTTTTCTACTAAAGATTTTTCTAAATCACTTACTAATGCTACAAGCTCTTCATTGATAAATCCATTGCGAGTATTTGCACTAATTGTAACGTTGCCTTCTTCAATAACATTCTCTAATTCAACTCTCAATACTTCAAAGTAATACTTTTTAGGTATTGTAAATTCAATAGGAGTTTGCAATTCATGAGTGCGATATTCTTCTTCAGAATACCAATCTACTCCATCAAATGATTTGCTTTCTGGATCATAGGTTGCAGAACCATTTGCACTGTATTCTCCTGCCCAACTTCCATAGTCAAGCTCATCATGCATTTTGTCTACAAGATACTCAGCTTCAGGTTCAGTACATGATTCTCCATCTATTGTAAAGTAAACCCATCCTGAATCTCCTCCACCTTCCCAGTTAATGGCAAGTTCTTCTCCATTTTCAGCGTGTTTGTCACACCAATTAATAATGTCTTGTATGTTCATGACCTTCTTTTTTTACGTAATCAGATTTATCTTCTTTAATTTGTTTAAGAACATTACGTCCTTCACCTGGTTTGTACATCCAACCAGTAATTGTCATGTTGTCAAGATAATCCTTGATAGTAGGAATAAATCCTAAATCTTCTATACAATGTTGCTCTCCAATAACTCTTGTTGGTACTTTTTTACCATCAGAGTTTACAATGTATACGCCAAATTCCTTCTCGCACCAGAAAATACCTTCTGTATGGTGGCGTAATGCTCTATGACGCATGTCTGGATAATGCATCTTTGTTTCGTCAAACCAATTATGAATTGGTAAATAATCTTCTGGCACTCCTCCATGCTTTTTTGCAGAGGAAATGCTGTGATGTAATGGATGTGACATTTGATTAGTTTTTAGGAACTCTTCTCATTTTTTCTTTGATTTCTTTTTCAAGAAACCCATAAAATTCTAAAGTAATGTTAATCCTTTCAGGATTATTTCTACTCTTTTTATATTTTATGTTGTACAACCATCCTCTTGGAAACCATACAAGATTTTTTTCCTTTGTAGTTTCTTTGTATTGAACAAGAATAGCTCTTTCTGTTTGTTTTACTATTGCATGAATAGGTACAGTAATTATAAATTTTGGTTGAAAATATCTCATTCTTCAGCAGATTTATAGTATGGTTCATCATCATAGTATGGTTCATCATCAACATCTTGTTCTCTTAATAATTTACCATCTGATTCATGAATTTCCCTGACTTTTCCAGGACTATATGGTTTTATTACGCCATGTCTATGATAATACTCAACTCTCTCTAGTTTGTGTAACAAACGCTTATCAGGTGATAAATAATCAGAGATCCAATAATCTTCATTGCGTACCTTTCTCCAGTCTTCTGGAGAGAAATTCATTGTCAAATGGTGGAACTGATCTTGTAGGCGCTTACTATTTGTCCCCATTTTCTGGTTCAGATTGCTCTACTTCTGGCTCAGCATTAAGCTTTAAGTCATCAATAGCAAATTGAATTGCCATATGCACAAGTTTACTTACAGTACTCCACAAGTTGTGCTCTACTGGTTTGCCAGCTCTTCCTACTTCAAATGAGAAAGAACTCATCATGTCACCTGGAATTACCTCAAAGGTTTTGTTCTTCTCATCAACAGATAATTTTACAGTAGCTGTTTTTGTTTCGCCATTGTTTGCAATGTAGTCATCTGTCAAAACATACATTTTCTTTGTGATGTTAATGTTCATGGTTATTGTATTAAATCAAAAAAGTTTTCAGTTATGTAATCTTCAGCCACATCAATAAGTGGTGGCTCATCATCAGTCCACTCTATGGATTTGATGGATGTAGTCTTACTTTCATAATCAGTTTGAACTTCTACTATAAAGTCAAAATCTCTAATCTGTGCCTCATCATCTGTCTCAGAAATATCAGTAGTGAAAGTACCATTGTACATTTCAATTTTTAGAAGACACTTCTTGTTAATCTTTAATTGTCCCATTGTGTTGATTATAAAAACATTTGTTCAAATATTTCAATTGCGCATTTTCTTGACCATGCTGCTTGATTAGCATTATTTTCAAATAAAAAACCAGCAGTGTGCATTGCTCGCTCCATGATATGTGCCATGACTATATAATCAGGACCATCACACTCATTAAGGTCAATGACAATTGCTGGTTTATCTATCCAATGCATTTCAGAAAGACTTGAACTTACTATGACCATAAAGTCATTAAAGTCAAATTTTTCCATATTACTTTTTCATTGCAGGATTGTTTTGGTAGTTGATGTATGCTCTTGCAGCGCGAAAAGATTCAAACTCTCTTCTTTCAGAGCTGTCTTTTGCTAATACATATTCCCATTTTGAGAAGTAACATGATTTACAAGGAAACCAATGAATCCTTTTTTCTTTTTGTACATAGAATCTTTCTACGTCTCCCTCTTGTTCTGTAATAACTTTGTAGTCCATAGCATTAAATTTTAAATGTTTATATTTATTAAATTTACTACAAATATAATAACAAAAGCTTACCTTTTATATCTGGGAGAACATCCAAGATGTATAGTCACACTGAAGCGTTCCTTTTCTCTTTTGTTGAGCCTGAGTTTTTCATCAGTCATGTACTTCTCAAGAATCTGATTAAAGACTTCTTCTTCAATTTCATGATCTTGATAAGGAACTATTTTACCACCTGTTCTTTCATCAACAGGTGCATTCTCTATAAGCTCATCAAAATCTGCAGGTGGTTCACTAGCTTTGTACATCTCTCTGTAACAATTCATTATAGCTTCATCCACCCTTTTTTCTCTTGCATTCATTAGATTTCTACATTTAATAATGTTTGACTAACTCCTTCAAGTGCTTGCATTGCATCTGCTTCATTCATTCCATTGATTTTTGAAATGTTGTGGAACATGCACATAAGTCCACCAATGAACGCTTTTCTCATTTCAGTAAACTGAACATGATCTGATGGCATTTCACTTAATCCAACAGCATCCATGAATTGTTTAAACTCTTCTTCAATGTTTAATAAATTTTCCATAATTAATCTTCTTTTGGGGTTAAACCATTGTATTCTGCTGCGTCATGAATAGCATTCCAAATTCTTTCCATAACAGCTTCATTTGTCAAAGCATCTTCTAAAACAGCATATGCTTCATCATTGTCACATTCAAATCTAGATTTCACATCTTCAATACTCCACAGATTGTCTACATAAAAGCCACGCTTGCGTAGTTGATCTTTAAGTATTTCTTCTTTGCCAATATACTTTTCATCTAAATACTCTACAAGGTATTTTGCATACGCTGTAAAGTACTCATTGCCATCAAACATAAAGTTTGACTTGCCAAGTTGCTTACTCATCATGTACTCTTGTTTAAACTTGAGATACTGATCATGTGTAAGATTAATGTTTGTCATCTTTCATTTTTAAATTAATAATTGATTTAATTCTAGTCTTTCCCAGTGTCAGCAGTCCTATTCCCTGTTGTCAACCTATTAGGATTCTTTTTTTAGCTTCTTAATAATTTTTTGTATATTAATATGAGGACAAAGCCCTTTTATATGTCAAAAGAACACTCGCACAGAAAACAGTGCACTAACATAATCCTTGAATATCTAAGAAAATTCCCAAACTCTCCTAGCAAGACACTTGCAAGGAAAATCTACGCTGAAAATACTGGTTATTTTACTACTTTAGAAGTAGTTTATAGTAGAGTAAGATATTATAGAGGTCAATCTGGCAAAGAAAGTAGAAAATATAAACAAAACTTAGAGTTTATTCAAGATCTAAAATTTATATCTATGAAAACTAATGCATCATTACCAGCATCCCTTACCCAAAAGAGAGGAACATTTGTATTTCCAACAGGATGTAAAAAACTAGGAATCATTGGAGATATCCATATTCCATACCATGATGAAGACGCAATAGAAACTGCGTGTGACAAAATGGAAGAAGAAAATGTAGATAGTATTTTAATCAATGGAGACTTGCTAGATTTCTATCAGTTATCTTTCCATGAAAAAGATCCACGTAAAGTACACTTCAAAGATGAAATAGAAGCAGGTAAACAGTTTTTTGAGTACATGCGTTCTAGATTTCCAGACATTCCAATTTACTTTATTCCAGGTAATCATGAAAACAGATTTGAAAGATACCTTAGAATAAAAGCATCAGAGCTTTTGGACATGGATGAATTCAGATTAGATGTGCTTTTGCATGTAGCTGAATACAGAATTGAATACATTCCTTTTAGAACTAAAGTTGTATTTGGTGATTTCTTAATAGAGCATGGAGATAAAATCCCAGGGGCAGGTGGTGTTGTACCAGCACGCACTGCGCTAATGAGATTAAAGACTAACTGTCTTATCAATCACTTCCACAAAACTAGTTCTAGTTCTCAGAGAGTATATGGTGTAGAAGACTCTACAATCATACGTGGTTACAGTCTTGGATGCTTATGTGAATTGGCACCAGACTATCTTGAGGTAAATGAATGGAATCATGGATTTGCAATTCTTACAAGACTTGAAAACAAAGCAATTGCTGTGTCTAATTACAAGATTGAAGATAATAAAATCCTTTAAAGTTTAGCACCCTCATATGTAGGGTCAAGCTGAGAACTCATTCGCATTGTCTTAAGGTACAAACAGACCTTCAGCTTTCTCAAGGCTGCAATACGTCCAGCATTACTGCTGATATGTTATTTATACTCCTCAATGTTTTGGAGGCCAATCTATTCTTGGTAGTCAACAGGTTTTAAGATCTCTGTCCTGAAATGATCATTATGATTACAAAACACTCATAAAGTAAACAAAACTGTTTACTCTAAAGCTATTGCATCTAATCACAAATCTTTGTCCTTATCTTTGTACCCAATTATCTTACAGGATTAAAATAATCCAAAAATTGTCTGTATAGTTGCAACTAAGCACAAAATAGATACAATGCCTACAATAATCATAGTGCCATAAGCTGCCATTTCATTTCTAGAATGTTCCTTACTTTGCTTCATAACACTTCAAATAATAAATATCCAAGGGATACTCCTGCTAATAAGTGAAGTATTCTATCATAGATTCTTGGTAGTTTTTCTTTTAATCCTTTAAATCTTTGTTTTCTTTTGATCTTTTTTACTTCAGATCCCCATAATTTGTTCTCTTTCATGTCTTTATATTTTATTGAGTATCAAATGTAAAGTTTATGAAATTAAAACAGAGCATTAGTTCCATTTTTCTCACAATCCTCACAAAAAAGTTTATTACTGAATCCTTCATTTACAATAACAAAACAATTGCTACATAGAGTAGCACCACGTCCATTATTAAACTTATGAATAGGAGTTTTAATTTCAAATATGTTACCATATGATGTAAGACCTTTATCAAATCTTCCATCAAATACACAAGCAGCATTAGAAAATATGGTTGATTTACCACCTATTCTTGCATATCCTTGATTTTGAATACCTTCTGCATTATGAATGTGACCAAAACACATGAGTTGTAAGTTTAACTTCTCTACTCTTTTTCTTAATGCGCTACATCCACACATTTCTAAGTTATGAAGTCTGTCAGTACCAAGGTCAAGAATACCTTTTGGTGGACCATGTACAATTAATACATCAGTATCTTCAGGTATAGCGTCCCACGCTTTGTGTATCTTGTGTCTGGCTTTCATAAATGCCCATTCACCAAACGTTGGTGTATGAGGACTACCATAAAACTTAACACCATTGATAATTGTTTCTTCATTCTCAAGGTATATAATGCCTAGCTTTTCAAAGTCTTCTTTTGTAATAAGTCTTTTTTCTATACTAGTATCATGATTTCCAGCAACATAAATCTTATGCTCAACAGGAACAGTGCTGTACCATGCAAGAAAGTTAAGCACTTCCTGTTCATTTCTGTAAGGATCTTTATAATTAGAGCAGTCACCACTATGGATAACTACATCAATGTCTTTAAATCTTTCCATTGGAAATAATCCATGAAAACCATGTGTGTCACTAAGATGAAGTACATTCATGTTATTATGTTTTAAAGTTTATTTTTCCATTCTTTCCAGGTGTCAAAGTCTTTCAACTTTTCCATTTGTTGTTCCATCCATTTGGCACCTGCAATCCAATTGTCAGTTTTGCATAAGTTAGGATCAGCAAGATTAGCAGCAGCTTCTTCAATTGCTTTTGCTCTCTCATACTTTTCAACTTGTGGCTTTACCACAGTATCTACAATATGTTGAGCTTTTCTGTCAAAATCCTCTCTGTCTATCTTCATCTTATTCTGATTTAAAGGTTGTGTTATAGTAGTCTTCCGCTTTTTTAATTGTGTGGCTATTACCAATAGAAAGACCAAAAGGGTCTTTTGAGAAAATAAAAGCATCCATTATCTGCTCCCTCTCCATTTCTTTGGCTTGGTCAAGTAGTTCATTGAACTTTTCATTTGAAATAAAACCAAGTTGCCTTGACCTTAATACTTGCTTTGCAAACCATTCTAC